GCCAAAACTTCATTACAACGACCACTGATTTCATTGGCAGAAGGTTGCGCGAACAAGAACACGTGCGCCATGCTTTATGGAACTATTAAGAACAACACGTATTGGATGACGCTGAAGGCTGAAGGACGCACTTTCATGGCTAATGCAGTAGTAGTTAAAGGAACGGACTTGATTTTTGCAAAACATTCGTTAGCAGCATGGGAAGGCATGGAGCCTGACTCTGAAATTGAGATAACTTTGACTAAAGACACGATAAGTCATAAAGAGAGTTTGAAATACAGCTCCTTTAGGCGACATCCAACAAAGGATTTTGCATGGGTTAGGATGACACTCGGCAAATTACACGCCCACAAATCATTGATAAATTGGATTGCACCGGAAGAGGATCTAGGACAGAAAATTAATGGATTTGATTGCGCTACAGTTAGCATTGGACTGTGGGACCAGGAGAGAACTGTAAGTTTTCACTATGGTACCTCAGTTATGAAGAAAATTAGAGTTAGCTATGAGCAAAATTCATATTTGGTTGCAGGATACACTTCATCAATAATTGGAGGCGAGGGCTTATGCGGCCGGCTATTAGTTGATACAACAACCGGATTGGATAAACCCATTGTCGGGTTACATGTTGCAGGAATTAACGGCGAGAACAACTCCGTCTTCTATCCGATTTCTCAAAAGGATATCGAGATTATGGAAGATCCAGTATCAACTGGAGTTATTCAAGCTTGCGATTTTGGTGATATAGCCCATACACACAAGGACCTGTTTTTGGAAACCAATTTGACCGAAGTGAAGCAACAAGCGAGGATTAGCTGTCCAGGATACAAAAACTATGCAATAGTGAGTACTAGATTGGAGGTTGTTCCACGTTATGAGACCAGCTTTAGAAAGACGATCATGCATGACAAAGTTTTAAAGAATGTGCACGCACCATCACCACTTAGTCTATCGAACCCTAATATAGATCCGGAAGTGAAGAAATTAGGTATTCAGCCACAAGAACTAGCTGAATCAAAATATACAAAGGAGACAAATCCTTTTCCTAAGCGCTTGTTACAATTTGCTAAGGAAGGATTAACTCTTGCGTTAATGCCTATGGAATATCACGACTGGTCGATTATGGATTTGGACAAGGGACTCAATGGAGATGGAGGAAGTTTGCAAGCTATGAATATGCACTCTTCACCCGGCACTGAATATCAAAAATTATCGGATGGTCATCAAGGAAAGCATGCTTTCGTGAGAAGGACTGTTTTCAAAGACAAACAAGGCAAGGAATTGCCTGAGAGCGAGCAGAAGTGGGAAATCAGAGATGAGGAACACAAGCCGACGGGAGTTGGCCAAGTAACTAATCGAGGAAAGTACCTGCTGCACGATCTCGAACGAATTGAAAATGATTTGAAGGAAGGACGTGAAGTCTTTTCACCGGCGTCGTCATCTATGAAGGACGAGACTTTGCCTTTGGCTAAAGTGGCTATCGCGAAAGTGAGGCTATTTATGACACTGGCGATGAGTATTACAATCTTGACCCGACGCTACTTTGGAGCTTTCTTGGCAGCTTCCGTCTCAGCTTGCACCCGAATCCCGTTAGCAATTGGAGTTGATGCATATGGACCGCAATGGACTGTATTGTATGACAGAATGAATAAATGGGGAGGAAAGTGCATAGCTGCAGATTTCAAATCTTTCGACAGCCAGGCAGATGGTGAATGCATGCTTAATGCAGCAGACGCCATTTCAGATATATACGACAAAAAATTAGGGAAACCAGATCCAATAGGGCGTAAAGTAAGAATGGGATTAGTTTATCTATTTATCCATACTTATGTCGTATGCCGGAACTTACTATACCGGAAAGCCCAAGGAATACCATCAGGAATCCCCGTAACAGCACCTTTGAACTCATGTGTCAACATTCAATATTTGATAATGTGCGTAAAAGACTTGACAGACAAAGCAGGATACAATTACTCCATAAACCAGTTAATGGCAATGATGGAAATTTTAGTCTATGGAGATGATTTCGTTTTATCGATACATCCACTATTGGAAGAGATTATTACCTTCCGGACTATGCGTGATTGGTTTGCTCGGTACTTGATCGTCATAACGCCAGAATCTAAGAACGGTGAAGATTATGATTACAGAAAGCTGAACAACGAGGTGACCTTCCTTAAACGGAAATGGACCCCAGAACCAGGAGACTCAACAAAAATACGCGCGCCTATTGAAATGGAAACAATTGCAGGAATAGTGAATTGGCAGCGCAAAGGACATCCCAAAGTGGAGATGATGAAGAGTCTTATTGAAGAAAATTACCTGCAAGAATTATTTCATCATGGACGAGATACCTATGAAAAAGGACTTAAAGCACTAAATGATGCGATCCAGCGTGATAGAGAAGATGGACTTCTCCACCCGGATATGACAGATTATTATGCGAATGATTACAACGAACGCCACGTAGAATGGCTATCTAAGTTTAACTAAAAGGCCTTGATTAATATCGGCATAGTTATATTCGTCTTACAAAAAAAAAAAAAAAAAAAAAAAAAAAAAAAAAAAAAAAAAAAAAAA